AAATAATTGGTCAACTGGAAGTGTAAGCGGTAATCCTATTACTATTATACGAAATGGTCAAGGAGAACAATCAAATGAAGGAACAACAGTTGTAGTAGAAGATATAAATAATGATGAATCTTCTATTTGGTTAGCAAGTAATCAACAAATCCCATTAAAAGCATCTAGTACGGATTACTTTAGTTATCCTACAGATTCAGCACCTATAGCACCTAATCAATATATAGGAAAACAAATAATTATTAATTCAGGTAGATTAGTATTTAACTCATCTAATGACCATATATTATTAAGTTCAGCTAAAAGTATTAATCTAAGTTCATCTACCACAGTTAATGTAGATGCATCTGTAGTTACTATACAATCTGATAAATTATATTTAGGTTCTAAAAATGCTAACCAGCCATTAGTATTAGGAAATAATACAAAAGATTTACTTAATTCATTATTATTAAATCTTAAATCATTATTATTAGTTTTATCTACTCAACCTGGAGTGCCTGTTGGTGCTGCATTGGAACCAACTAGAAGTACAGCAAAAAGGATGATAAAACCTATTGATGATTTAATTAGCAATATTAACCAACCAGGATATTTAACTTCTGAAGATAATTTTACATCATAATATGGGACCGTTTGATATATTAAATACATTACCTATTACTAATCCTTTAGATGGTAAATTTCCAACAAATATTAATACACCATCCTTAATTCCTGAAAATACATTTCCTACTACTGCTATATTAGATGATAATCAAAAAACAAATCTAACAGCATATTGGGAAAAAGGTAAAAATGGATATCCTGTATTCAGTAGTCAAGCAATAAAACAATATTCTGATGGTCCTTTTACTTTTACAAGTAAAAAAATATCATTATCCTTACAACCTACAGAAGAAGAATTAAGTGCTGATATTTCTAATTTATTTTGGGAATTAGCTAGAAATGTATATTCTTACGATAAACGAAAAAAATTAATTGAGGATGGTAAAACTGAATATAATGTTGAATTATATAATTTTACATTCCCTGTAAATGTTCCTTGGAAGGCACCAAAACCATCTCCTGAAGAAAAAGAAAAAGAAAGAGAAGCAAAAAAATTAAAAAATAAAGAATCAAGTAAAAAAATAAAAGATTCTATAATTAATTCTACTGAAATTTTAAATGCAGTCCCTGGTGATTTACAAATACAAGGTGAAAATAAACTTCCTGAAATATTATATAACTTAGGATTATCTATACAATCACTAATTATACCTGCCTTAGAAAAATTAATTACTGAATATATATTAGCTTATGCTAATGAAAATATTGATACTTGTCCTCCACGAAATGTTTTAGAAACTTTAACATTACTAAGAAATAGAATTGTAGATCAATTAAATACAATAGTTTTTAATATAGAAAGAATAGGAACATCTATAACTGGAATTACATCATTTTTAAATATAATAAAAAATACCATTTCAACTGTAGAAATAGCAAGTATAATAACTTCAGCAGCCGCTAAATTTTTACCTACTACCCCAGGAGCAATACCAGCTGCTTTAAATGATGCACAAACATTTATTAGACAAGCAACATTTGATAGTTTAGGTAATTCTAAATTAGCTAAGTCACAATCAGTAATATCTTCATCTTCAATGGTATTATCTATCATTTCAGGTTTCATACTTCAAGCACTATCACTTATTGATGTGATTGATATTTTACTAAAAAAATGCTCACCAGATTTAACTCTTAATCCAGTATCAGATGAAGTTAAAAATATATCTCTTCTTCAATTAAATGCTCAAAATACTCAAAATGATACAACATATAAAGGATTTGTAATTGAAATAATTACTGTTCCTTATACCCCAACTGTAAATAGATTCCAAGCAGTTGGTAAAAATAAATACGGAATTATAATGATTAGAGGTAATTTATCTTTTACATCAAATAATCAAACATTAATTAATGAACTTAAGTTAATAATCGATAGAGATAATTTAACAGGTTACTAATACTAATATTTATACATAAACAATACAAAATAATGAAAACCTCAGAACTTAAATCAATGTTGAAAGAAGCTGTAAAGGAAGCTATTCAGGAGGAGTTACGTGATATTTTACTTGAAGCCGTAAAATCACCTAAAACAGTAGTAAATGAATCATATGCTCAACCAAGTATATCAAACCCAAAACAACTAACACCAGAAGAACGCAGAAATATGTTTTCAGGTATAATAGGTGAAATGCAAACAGGTGGAGCAGCAAATACAGCATATGCTGGAACAATGCAAGCAACAGGTCCTGTTGATGCCATTAATGGTTCATTACCTGAAGGGCAAGTAGGATTAGATCAAATAATGAACTTAATGAAAAAATAATGGCATTTGGAGCAAGAAAAATATTTCCTATAGACACTAAACCGGGAACGGCTGTTGGTGTGTCTTTACCGTTCAATGCTCCTGCTGTTTTTAATTCTACATATACTACACAAGATGCTATTAGGAATAATTTAATTAATTTCTTCCTTACAGACCAACCAGAAAGATATTTAAATCCTTTATTTGGAGGTAATTTAAGATCATTTGTTTTTGAGCAGATGACTGCTGATAATAATGAAAAAATAAATACTTATTTATTAGAACAAATGTCTCAATATTTCTCTAATGTTGAAGTATTAAATCTTTCTACCCAATTTCTCCCAGATGTTAATACCGTTAATATATCATTAACATATTCAATAATAAATACAGGAATAACCGATTCAATACAATTAGAATTTAACTAATGGCTACTAAAAAAAATATACAATATATCAATAGAGATTTCTCTGAATTAAGAGCATCCCTAATTGATTATGCTAAAACTTACTTTCCAACAACATATAATGATTTCTCCCCAACATCTCCAGGTATGATGTTTATGGAACAAGCAGCATATGTTGGGGATGTTTTATCTTTTTATCTTGATAATCAAATCCAAGAAACATTTTTACAATATGCTCGTCAAACAAATAATTTATATGAATTAGCTTATATGTTTGGTTATAAACCAAATGTAACACAAGTAGCTACTACTGTTATGGATGTATATCAATGGGTTCCTGCTATTACTATAGGTGGAAGTGAATATCCTGATTTTAATTATTCTTTAAATATTCCTTCTAATACAGTAGTAACACAAACAACAAATAATAAAATTCCATTTTTAATGGAAAACCCAATAGATTTTTCAATTTCTAGTTCATCAGATCCTACAGAAATTTCTATATATGAAATATCAGGAACAACACCTACAAAATTCCTATTAAAAAAACAACGAAAAGCAATATCAGCAACTATATCAACTCAACAATTTCCATTTACTACTCCTCAACAATTTTCAACAGTTAATATTAATACTGAAAATATTGTAGGTATTTTAGATGTTTTTGATACTGATAATAATGAATGGTATGAAGTTGATTATCTAGGTCAGGAAATGGTATTTAATTCTATAAAAAATACAAATGTAAATGATCCTAACTTATCACAGTATAGTGGTGATACTCCATATTTATTAAAATTAGAAAAAATACAACGTAGATTTGCTACACGTTTCCTAGATTCAGGATCATTACAAATCCAATTCGGATCAGGAACAGCAATAGATAGTGATGAGTCTATTGTTCCAAATCCAAATAATGTTGGTTTAGGATTACCATTTGAACAGGATAAACTTACACAAGCTTATTCTCCATCAAACTTTTTATTTACTAAAACTTATGGTATTGCTCCTTCTCAAACTACACTTACAGTTAGATATTTAACGGGTGGTGGTGTTACTTCAAATGTTGATGCTAATACTTTAACTCAAATAGATAAAACTAATGTTAAATTTTTAAATAGTAATATATCACTTACAGCAACTGCCCAACAAGTATTTAACTCATTAGCAGTTTCGAATGCTATAGCTGCTGATGGTGGTGGTGATGGAGATTCAATAGAGGAATTAAGACAAAATTCATCTGCAAATTTTGCATCTCAATTACGTAACGTAACTCAAGATGATTATTTAGTTAGAGCACTTTCAATGCCTTCTATATATGGGGTAGTATCAAAAGCATATATCGAACCAACAAAAGCCGCAACATTATCGGCTGGTGAATCCAATTCAGTATTAGATTTATATATATTATCATATAATGCTTCTAAACAATTAACAACATCAACCCCAGCATTAAAATCAAATGTAACAACTTATCTTTCTCAATATAGAATGGTAAATGATGCTATTAATATTAAAGATGGATTTATAATCAACATAGGTGTTAATTTTGATATAATTGTTCTTCCTGATTATAATAGTAATGAAGTATTAATTAAATGTATTGAAGCGTTAAAATTATATTTTTCAATAGATAATTGGCAAATTAATCAACCCATTATATTAAGGGATATTTATATATTATTAGATAAAGTAGAAGGTATTCAAACAGTTAAAAATGTTAACATATCTAACATAGTTGGAGAACAATTAGGATATTCTCCATATTCATATAATATACCAGCGGCTACAGTAGGTAATGTTATTTATCCTTCATTAGACCCAAGTATATTTGAAATTAAATATCCAAATACAGATATTCAAGGTAGAGTAGTAAATTTATAATAAATAAAAATGGCAGTATATAAAATATTCCCTTCAAAAGATGCTACAATGTATTCAATGTATCCTACAATGAATACAGGATTAGATGAAATAGTTGAATCTTCATTAACATCAATAGCTCCGACAGATCCAAACCCTCAAGTTAGTAGATTTTTAATTAAATTTGATCAATCAAATATTGAAAATGTAATGACTAATTTAGTTAATGGATCTGAGTGGCAAGCTAATTTAAGATGTTTTGTTGCTATAACCACAGGTTTAGATTTAAACACAACAGTAGATATTTGGGCTGTATCTGGTTCTTGGGATATGGGAACTGGTAAATATTTAGATCAACCATTAACTACAGATGGAGTTTCTTGGCAATATCAAACATATAATACTGAT